TTTTCGTCTTGGTCCAAAAGTAACCCGACGATTCCAACCACGATTGCCAGAAACAAGCCAGGCCACCAAACTGGCCTCCCTAAGTCGCTTGACCCGGCCAGACCAACGACGATAAACAACGCTAATACTTGCAAAATTTCACCAATGATAACTTTTGCCATTCTCAATCTCTCCTTCCACGTTTTGACCCGGCGTATAACCAAGTCGTGTATTTTTCAACTACCCAACCGATAAGCTCCGGCACGTGAGCTGTGAGAGCTACGGCTAGGAAAATAACGATTAACCAAACCATCAATCTTCCTCCATATATTCATCTAATCTTCTCTTGCTCCAACGCAACATGCTCCCGATTGTTTTCGCCTTGACTTTTGGCCTGATTCTCTCATCGAAGGTGTTAGGCGACATATCAAGGTATTCGGCAGCGTGTTGCCGTGTAAAGTGGCCGGGTGGCACACGCTCTTTTTTCTTGTTTGCTAGTGCAAACTCGATTTGAGCGATAACCTTATCAACCTCCGACCGAAGTTCATCGTACGTTTCCGCACCGTCTAAGGTTTTAGCTAGCGTGTCAGACACGATTTTTAATTCTTGGTATCCACTTCCCATCTTTAACCTCCGTAATACATCGCATATTTGCGAACAACCGCCACATAAACTTCAATTAAGAAATCTTCCATTAGCTAACCTCTTGAGATTCTAAATACAAGTCCGACATTCCTAACATGTCACAAATTTGAGCCAAAATTTCTTTGTTTGCGTCTTGCAAATCCTCCAATTCAAACGGACGCACGGTGCTTTCCTTATCATTGATAACTTTTACTTGTGCAGTTTCCAATTCTGAAAAAGTTATCTCAATCAACGCTTTCAAAGCTTCTCTTACGTTTTCGTATTCCATATTAGTTAACCTCCAATTCTGTTTGTCCTTCGGCGACACCTCCCATTTGCTTAATCCGTATAATCGTCGCCGTGCTTGGTGTCCATTCCTCGATAAACTCGCAAGCTGTCTCAAAGTCTTTTTCTCTTAATTGAGTTCTTGTTCTTACTCCGCAAACTTGAGCAACTCCTGCGTTGATATCTTTGTACAACAACGCTCTCTGCTGACGGCTAAGACCTAATTTGTGAACTTTAATCCAACCAAATACTTTCTTATTAACAAGTTGTCCGATGTAAGAGTATTCTCCTGGTTCAAGCTTTTGGTTTTCCTTGAACGTCTGGAAGTCCGTTTCTAGCTTTTGAATTCTTTGGTTTCCTTCGTGAGAAGCCTGTAGCAATAAGTAAATCTTTTCATCTACCGTTTGTGGTAGTCTAGGTTGGTTCTTGATCAGCTCTTCCATCTTGTTAAACGCTTGAATATACTTGAGTTTGAACTCGTCGGCTTGGCGACCAGTAAATCCAAATGCGATAAATGTGAAACCGTCTCGGTTTAGGTAATACATCTTATTTTTCTTGTTTTGGCTATTGGTATATGCCCCTTCGGCAAACATTTTTGAGGACGGCTCAAAATTGAGCTCACCTAATTTTTGTTCGATTGCGCGAATTACATTCTTGTGTTCTTTGCCAAAAACTTCGGCGACTTGCAAACTTGTGGTAACCGCTTGGCGGTCTTTCATAATTACTAAATCATTCATTTTGTTAACCTCTTTCTCAATTCATTTATCACACGTTACGTGTTGTTTTATCGCAAAAAAATTTTGTACGAAACGCCTAATGCTTTACTTGCTCGCAAAGCGACGTCACCGGTGAATTTATCCCGACCGGTCAAAATATATGAGAGTTTTTGCAAGTTTTTATACCCCATTTTCTCAGCAACATAGGTTTTCTTCAAACCTCTCTTTGCAATTTCATCAGCGAGAATTTGACGGGCATTTTCTTTGACGATTTCCGTCATTTAACTCCCTCCCTTCTTAAAATAAACACATTTTGTGTTCCTTACGACCATTATAATATCACCACAATTTGTGTTAGTCAATAAAAAAATACACTTTTTGTGTTAAAAATAATTCTTTTTGAATTTTTGTGTTACTATAATGGTGAAAAAGCAACACGGAAGGAGTGTTTTTTATGACGGAATTTAGTGACAAATTAACTAATCTAAGAGAGAATCGGGGATGGAGCAAAAAGTATGTGGCAGATAAAATTCATATTAAACCTCAAACCTACGGAAATTACGAATACGGAATACGGCAACCTGACTTTGAAACATTATCGAAAATAGCTAGTCTATATGAAGTCACCACCGACTACTTACTAGGTCGGGATGGTAAGGAAGAAAACTCCGCTGATACAAAGGACTTGGCGAAAATTATGGATAGCATTATGACCTACAATGGCAAGGAACTTAATCAGCATGATAAAGATGTCGTGGAAGGTCTTATCTCTGCTTACCTCAACAATAAAGCGTAGGTGATTTTATGGATAGTAGAATTAAAGCTCTGCTCTCTGAACAACAAATCACATTGAAATATGACGAATTAGATTGCGGTGGCTTGTACGTGGATAAATTGAACTGGATAATCGTGGATAACCGCTTAAATGAACACGAACAAGAAAAAGTAATTCTACATGAGTTAGGGCATGCTGCTAAGCAAAAAGGACTGTCAAACTTATACAATGCTACGACAGCCTTACATACGAAAATGGAAGCCGAAGCTAACCGGTTTATGATTAGGGAAGAATTGGAAAATTACAGATCAGAATATGACGAAGCCGAACTCAGCCCCGTCAAGTTCTTAGAAAGCTTCGGCCTCCCCCTCGCCTTTGAGCCGTATGTTTCTAAGGTGTTGTCGGAGTTGTTGTGAGATAGCAATGCTGTTGAAGAAGAAGTTGAAAAATACGAAACCGAATAAGGTTGTGCGGGAAGCAAATGAAATGAGGTTTTGACAATTATGCGCTTGAATGAAAATTGTATCAGAGACATACTCCTGACCGTCGAACAAAACTCCATGGTTGGGAGACAGATACCTTTATCCTACTACGAACAAATGGATTCATTGAAAAAATACAGTAATGACGAGCTTGTATACCATGTTAATCAATTACAAATGAACAACCTATTACTTACTAATGAACAATTTTTGAATTTTGAGATAGAAGATTTAACACCGGAGGGTCATGCGTTACTAGCGAAAATACGAAACGAACAAAATTGGTCAAAAACGAAAAAAATAGCCCGCTCTTTAGGCGGACTATCCATATTAACGCTTAAGGTTGTTGCTAATTCGGTTTTTGAAAAATTTGTTTCCGACTTTATAGACAGTAACTTCTAAAGGTTATCTACAATTCTACTTCTCAGTCCTGGAATGTTTACGTCTATCGTAAGATGTAACGTTGCTGGGGCCGAGGCGTGGTTTTGCTCATAATCGTTGAAATCTAATTTAGCAGAGCGTATCTGTTTTAATTCGATATCGTCTAGGAAGATGCGTTCATCTTTAAACGTAATGGTGTTGACGTATTTATTTTTCATGTTATTCACCTCGATATTAGTATAACATAATTAGAGTTTTTGCCGCCTTTGAGCCGTATGTTTCTAAGGTGTTGTCGGAGTTGTTGTGAAATTGTAGAAAGGAATGATTTTATATGGATGAAGTAATTGGAAATTTATGGATTTCACCAAACATAACGGAAAATATAGAAAAGGAGTCATACTATAACATTCTTGTTGGCAATACAATTAATCTGAAATATATTCCTACTAAGTTTAGCATGGGATTTCTTTTAACTGTTAGTGGGCTTGACAAAGAACAAAATCATACTATGAAAATAGAGGTTAAGTCTCCAATGAACGAAGTAGCACCATATACTCTCGACATCGCTAAAGAACAATTATTGAGTATACATCATACAGACTCTTTTACTATTTCAGGAGACTTAAATAACTTTGACATAATTCAAGAAGGTATCTACACTTTCTCTGCGTACATTGACGGCAAAGAGCTTAATTCTTACCGTGTTGCTTTCAAAAAAGAGGGTGATTAATGTGATTAGGGATTTGAAAATCAAAGGAAATGACATTCACCAGGAAGGATCTATCAATTATAATAAAGATAGAAAGGACGGTGTAATTGTCATGGAAAATAAAAAATATGTTACCCACGACGAACTTAGAATTTCACAACTTGAGACACAAAATAAGCTAGATAAAATCGATAGTAAGATAGATCAATCATTTGTAAAAATTGATAATTTAGAAAAAAGAGTTGACGATAGATTTGATAGTTTTGAAAAAAGAATTGACGATAAATTCAATTCCATTCCTATGATAATAGAAAATGCAATGTTAAAGGAACGAGAATATCAACGCAATCAACAAAAAGAAAACAGACGATTCTTCTGGGGTACCATCATCATCGGTGGCATCGGAGCAGTCGCTGGTGTTGTCAGCATCATCATATCCCTTCTATAGGGAAAAATTGTAGGAATCTCGTCTGCTAAAAATCGCAAGAAGTTCTCGTGGAATTTTTAATACGGACGCAGAAGCTGATTACGCCGTGAATCAACGTGGTGCATTGAAGTTATAACACCCCTAGCCTCGCAAAGAGGCTTTTTTTAGACAAAAAACTGACCCTTGCAAAAAAGCAAAGGTCAGTCTTGGTTGTAGTTCTCAAAAACTAGCTTACAGAATATTTGGACAAGCCAACTATAACATAACTTGAAAGGAGTGACAAATCTTGGCGTACTATGAAAAATATAAGAAGAAAAACGGCAAAGAATTTTGGCAATTTAAGGCTTACTTAGGAACTGATCCTATAACCGGCAAAGAAGTGCGAACAACCCGCCGAGGTTTCAAAACTAAGCGTGAAGCCCAAGTGACTTTTAGCGCGCTCCAAGACCAATTTAATCGTGGTGAGTATGGCGGGCGCAAACCGGCAGATAAAATGACCTTTGACGACCTCTTCCATCGCTGGTTTGAGAGCTACAGAGGGACGGTTAAAGAAACGACCGCAAGTTTCAGGCTGGCCGAATACGGCCGTATGAAAGCCGAATTTGGCGACAGATTAGTTACAAGTTTCCGACCTTACGAATGCCAGCAGATAGCAGACAACCTTGCTAACCGCTATGCAAAGCCAGAACAGAAACTGATAATCTTGACCGCTCCTTTCGAATATGCCGAAAGACTAGAATTGATAGAGGTGTCGCCTTTCAAAAAAGTTAAGCTTGTAAAACGAAAAAAAGTTGAGAAAAAAGACAATTTTTATAGCAAAGACGAACTCAAGGTTTTTCTTGATTATGTACGAGAAAATGAGTCTTTCGACAAGTATGCTTTATACAGATTGCTTGCTTTTAGCGGCATGCGAATTGGCGAAGCTCTGGCTTTGATCTGGGCCGATATAGATTTTGATAAGGCTACAGTATCAATTGACAAGACCTTATCAATCGATAGGGTAACTAACCGAACCATCATCAACCCTCCAAAGACTCCGTCGTCAATTAGAAAAATCAAAATTGATCACACGACGATAGAAGCCTTGACAAAGCTAAAGGAACTCCAGCAAGGCACAAGTGAAATTGTCTTTCCAAACACAAAAGGCGCTTATCGAGCCGTCAACAATGTTTCTAAAGAGTTAAGGAAAATATATGGCAGAATGGAGAAACACGGGCTAATTTTGCGAAGATTGTCGCCTCACGGCTTCAGGCACACGCACACTTCCTTGCTTTTTCAAGCGGGAGTGAACATAAAAGCAATACAAAAAAGGCTGGGTCACGCAAACGTTGAAATGACACTTAATGTGTACACACACCTAACCGACCAATTTCAAGCTGAGTCCGAACGTAAGTTTCTTGACTTCATGAATGGAGTATAAGATAATCAAGTTAAGGTTTTTCATTATTAATTACGTCTCCAAAGAGTATGGCACCCAGAATCGATTTTCTGGGTTATTTTTTTGTTTTCCGTTGTCCTTTCCGTTGTCAATTAATTTTCTGTGGATAAAAAAGCTATATGTAAAGGGAG